TATGAAACTTTAGAATGGAACGACAGTAATACCTCCAAAAAACCAACATTAAAACAAATCGAATCTAAACGTAAAGAATGTGAGATCTCTGTTTTGTGGGCGGAGCGCAAGCTAGCGGCACAGTTGTGGCGGTTTTGGCGTATGGATACGATGGTAACAATAATGTTACTACGCTGGAACGTACTACATAATAAATAAGAATATTATTCTTATAAATACTATCTAATTGGATAATTCGATATACACAAGGAGTATACAAACATGGCTCAATGGGGCAAAAACGACGCGGCGTCAAATTCAACGATTTTCGCTGCTGGTGGCTTGAAGGTCACAGCAAATGTTGCTAACCGCACTGCATTATTTGGTAATACAACAGCTGATGCTTTCATCACAGGCCAGACAATCGGCCAGTTTGGCGTGAGCGATGACGAAGTGACAGCGAAACAAGGCGCGGTCACACACTCAGGTTGGGTGCTAGAAACAAAAGGTTCAGGCGGTCGCTCTGGACGTATTATGCGTGAGACTCTAGTTGCTGGTGGTATTACTGGTGATGCTGAAGACACATCTTTCGCTGATTATCTCCTACGAATCACTACACAACCAAGTGCTACTTCGGCTAATACAACAGCTGCCGAAAATGCAACGTTCACTGTTGTATCTGATTCTGTACCATCTGGTGCTAGCTTAACATACGCTTGGACATATGCAAACGGCGACGCTATCCAGTCTGGTGGTAACGTTGGTGTGACTACTACCGCATCACTTGTCGTTAACTCAGCCGTCGAGACAGCTAATATCGATGTTAAGGTGACTGTGTCTGCTACTGGTGCTGCTAATATTGTATCGTCTAACGCCACTCTTACAATCACAACATAATTGATATAAATTAAAAAATGGCAAATAATTCACTTAAAGTCTCAGAACTGGCGACAGCGGCTAATGTCGCCAGTACTGATCGTGTTATGGTTCTGAGAGATCCAGCTGGTAGCGCTAGTGTTCGCACTGTTACTATGTCGAATTTCTCAGCCAATATCGTGGTTTCATCTAGCGCACCTGCTAATTCTTCAGCAAATGGTATAGCTGGTAGTATTGCATATGATAGTAGCTATATCTACATCTGCACTGCTACGAACACTTGGAAAAGAACTGCTATCGCTAGCTGGTAAAGAATTAATTATAAAATGAAAAATATTGTTTTGAATGACGAGAATTTCTTGTTATATTGNGCGCATCATTACGACAACAGTAAATATACTTCTACTGAGGAATTNAACCATGACCTCAGTAGAATCAAATATATAAAGAAATTGATCACGCGATANATCGTCAATGNCGAGCTGAAAGAAAGANTGATACTGAATCATNTTATTATTTTAAATAATTGTTTNGGTCCGGAAGTTCTTTGTAAGTTGTTGTGGTTGAAACTAGAAAAACAGATTGAATATGTGAAACCATTTTTGGTATTGCTGGGTGTATTNCCTAGATACATATACCNTGTTGGNGATAAAGACTATATAGATACAGACTTAATACTAATGGACCAANATATAGTCGAAAGGCTCAGAGAACTATGAATGAAGAGATCGCCGCAAATGTCACTGGAGCAGCTGTTGTTGGTACAGGNGACNATAGCCAGGGTGTGACCTGGAAGCCACGCAATTCAAACGGTCGAAATATGATCGGTGGTGGTGTCAATACACGCGCTGGCATAATGAAGCCTAACGAGAAGAAGAAGAAGCTTTCCGATATTGTTAAGACAAACACACTGAAAAGCCTTACTCCTCTAGCTAAAATGAAGCCCGCATTTAAGACATTAAAAAAGACTCTCTGATGTGTCTGGTTCTGAGCATCATGACAGAAGACTCGAGAGGGCGCTGGAGAAACTAACGGACGTATCGGCCGATCTTAATACGTTGTTAGCTGTCCACGAACAAAGAATTAACCAACAAGAGAAAGGTCTGGTCTCTATGCACGATTCTATAGAATTGAGACGCGCAGAATTACAAGAAGCGTTGGATAAGGTCTACAAAACCATGCATGATGAAGATATGCAGGTTGTGGCGAAATTAGATGTAATGAGACTTGAACATATCTCACAATACGAAAGACTGACAGAAAAACTCAATACCATGCAGAGATATTTCTGGATGTATATTGGCGGCTTCACAGCGGTTATATTCTTCATCTCAAACAGCTCACAAATACTTTCACTTTTCGCAAATTAACGCTTGCCTTTTAAGTGCAACAACGGTATAATAGGTTGTCGCTTTTGAAAAGGTATATTAATGCATTGGTTAGAACATAAGTATATTAACCTTCTATCGTCTAAACTCGATAAGTTTAAACGTAAGACGTCTACTCTGTACAACTTCAGATGCCCTATTTGTAACGACTCTGATACCAACAAGCAGAAAGCCAGAGGTTACATATACGAAAAGAAAGGTAAGATGTCGTTCCACTGTCATAATTGTGGTGCATCTGCTTCTATTAATAACTTTATCAGACAAGTTGACAACACTCTCTATAACGAAATGAGAATGGAAAGCCTAGCTGAAAAAGCATCTACAGATACTAAAAAAACTGAACTTGATGAATTTGTGTCTAAGATGAAGAAGCCTGTTTTCTTAAAGACTGGTCCATTAAAAAGACTGAAGAAAATCAGTCAGCTAAACCACAACCACCCATTAAAACAATACGTTGCTGGTAGGAAGATTCCCAATCAATATCACGCAAAGATGTTTTTGTGCCAAAGTTCTTACATTTCGTTAATGAGCTCATCCCAGATAAATTCGAACCTAAAGCTTTGAAGTACGACCAGCCCAGATTGTTGATACCTTTCTTTAATCAAGAAAAGAATATGCACGCATTACAGGGTAGAGCTTTAGACAAGAATAAGAACACCACTAAGTATATTACCATTGTACTTGATGAGAACACCCCAAAAATATATGGTCTTGATACCGTTGACCCTTCAGAGAAGGTATACTGTGTTGAAGGACCAATCGATTCGATGTTCATACCAAATTGCGTAGCTTCGGCTGGTGGTGATGTTAGTGCAGTTGGTGAAGAGTTTAGAGATAGTGATCTTGTTATTATATATGATAATGAACCAAGATCGCACGAGACAGTTAATAAAATCCAGAAAGCGATAGACAAAGGATTGAGCGTTTGTATTTTTCCAGATAACGTAGTACATAAAGATATAAACGATATGGTGATGTGTGGTAATTCACCAGAAGCCATTAAAAAACTAATAGACGAAAACACATTCAAATCATTAACAGCGAAATTGAGACTTTCGAATTGGAGAAAAGTATGAGCAGCAAAGTTAGAATTATTGGTAAAACTGAAGTGGTGTGCGATGATCTGGCCGGATCATCGATGGATTCACAATCACTGATTGCATATTGTGCACGCATCAGTAATCCATCTGGTCAAACACGTACGGATTCGGAAAAGCTGATCGAGTATTTGATTAAAAATTCCCACTTTTCGCCTTTTGAAATGGTTTCTGTCCTGATGGAAATTGAGACAACTCGCGATATAGCTAGACAGATTTTGCGCCACCGTTCTTTTTCTTTCCAAGAATATAGCCAACGGTACGCTGATCCAACTAAAGATCTAGATTTTGTAACGCGCGAAGCTCGTCTCCAAGACACTAAGAACAGACAAAATAGTATTGAGATAGAAAATGATTCAGAATTGCATAGAGATTGGAGAAACGCTCAGGATGGTTTGATTGACGATAGTAAAGAAGTGTACTTGTGGGCTATTAGAAATGGCATAGCTAAAGAGCAAGCTCGTGCTGTTCTGCCAGAAGGTTTGACTGTTAGTCGTATGAATATGAATGGAACATTACGCTCATGGATTCATTATTGCGCATTACGCTGTGGGCCAGAAACTCAGAAAGAACACAGAGAAATTGCCACACAATGCTGGGAGCAGATTTGTAAGCACTATCCTATCGTCGCCAACGCATTAGATCATGTGGAATTATAGTAATGGACGAATATGCATTAGATAAAAAACAAATTATCGATAATTTGTATCCATTAGCTCTGGATGCATTTGATGAACACATGAATATAAACAGAACCATAACATATCTTAAAATTTGTGCTGAAAATGGTTATGCACCGGCGCTTGGTAAGTTAGGTTTCCTATATAGCGAACGGATAAAAGATATTAAACAAGCAGAATATTGGTATAATAAAGCGCATGAAGTAGGCGATCAGAATGCAGAACATTACATGCGTTCTATGAAGGAAGGGACGTAAACTAGAATGACAAAAAAGAATATTGTATGTGTTACAAAGAGAAATGGAGCCAAAGAGGCTCTCGATCTCAATAAGTTCCATAAAGTCGTAGGATGGGCTTGCGAAGGTATTAGTGGCGTTTCTGCTTCAGAGATAGAATTAAAATCTCAAATTCAATTTTATGATAACATCAAGACTGTTGATATCCAAGAAACACTTATTAAGGCGTCTGCAGACCTTATCAGCGAAGAATCCCCAGGGTATCAATACGTAGCATCTAGATTGATCAATTATAATCTACGAAAACAAGTATATGGTAAAACTAAAGATTGGATGTTTGATATTCCACACCTGAATGATCATATCAATACTACTGTAGATTTGGGCTATTACGACTCAGATATTACTGGCGTGTATAGCGACGAAGAGCTAGACAAGATCAACAATATGATAGATCACGAGAGGGATTATAATATTGCTTATGTCGGTATGGAACAGTTCCGTGGTAAATATCTTATTAAAAACCGAGTGTCAGGCGAGGTGTTTGAAACACCGCAGATGTGTTTTATCATGATTGCTCTAACTTTATTCCGCGAATACGATAAGAGGTATGATAGCGAATATAGGCTTGGGATGATCAAATCTTTTTATGATTGCATTTCTAACTTTGAAATCTCTCTCCCGACTCCAATCATGGCTGGTCTACGTTCCCCTCAGAAACAATTCTCTTCGTGTGTTTTGGTGGAAACTGATGATTCGTTGGATTCCATCAGCGCTACATCATCGGCGATCGTTAAATACGTTTCTCAGAAAGCAGGTATTGGTATTGGCGCTGGTAGAATCAGGGCTATTGGTTCTAAGATTCGAAACGGAGACACCACGCATACCGGGACAATTCCGTTCTTTAAACACTTCCAGAGTGCAGTCAAAAGTTGTAGTCAAGGCGGAGTTCGCGGGGGAGCTGCAACGTTATATTATCCCATCTGGCACTACGAGGTGGAGGATCTATTAGTACTCAAGAATAATAAAGGCACTGAGGATAACCGTATTCGACATATGGATTACGGCGTGCAGTTCAACCGTTTAATGTACCAGCGTGTTATAGAAAATAAAGATATAACACTGTTCAGTCCTAATGATGTTCCTGACTTGTACGATGCTTTCTTTATCGATAATGATAAGTTTGAAACCTTGTATGAGAAATATGAGAAATCTACTAAAATTAGAAAGAAAACAGTTCCAGCGATAGAGTTGTTTTCTTCCTTTGTACAAGAAAGAAAGGACACTGGTCGCATCTATTTGATGAATGTGGATCACGCAAATGATCATGGATCTTTTATCAAAGACAAAGCGCCTATCAGGATGAGCAATCTCTGTTGCGAAATCACACTCCCAACAAAGCCACTGAACAATATCAATGATCCAGCTGGTGAGATTTCACTATGTACTCTTGCCGCGGTCAACTGGGGTAAAATCAAATCACCCGAAGACTTCAAGAAACCATGTGAAGTTATTGTCCGTGCATTAGATGAATTGCTGACATATCAAGATTACCCAGTACTAGCTGCAGAGATATCAACGATGAACCGCAGACCACTTGGTGTTGGTATCGTTAATATGGCGTATTGGATTGCTAAGAATAATCTATCTTACCAGAATATTGATAAAGATGGCCTCCAAATGATCCACGAATACACAGAAGCATGGTCTTACTATCTGATTAAAGCGTCTATTGATTTAGCAAGAGAAAGAGGCGCGTGTCTAAAGACTGATGAAACCAAATATTCACAAGGTATCATGCCTATCGACACTTATAAGAAAGATGTCGACGAGCTAGTTGACCCTGTGTACCATTATAACTGGGAATCACTTAGAGAACAAGCAAAAGAATACGGTATTCGAAATTCAACTTTGATGGCATTAATGCCGTCAGAAACATCAGCGCAGGTCTCGAACTCCACTAACGGGATTGAGCCTCCAAGAGCTCTAGTCTCTATCAAACAATCAAAGGATGGTGTGCTGAGGCAGGTTGTTCCAGAAATTCGGAAGTTGAAAAACAAATATGATTTGTTGTGGGACCAGAAATCACCAATAGGTTATTTGAAGATTTGTGCTGTTCTGCAGAAATTTATCGACCAAGGAATTTCAATCAACACATCATATAACCCACAACATTATACCGACGAGAAGATTCCGTTGAGTGAGATGATTCAACACCTATTAGTCTGTTACAAATATGGAACGAAACAGCTGTATTATTTTAACACATATGACGGTGCTGGTGAGATCGATGTCTCAGAGCCTGAATTGGCTGTGGGTGAAATTGACGAGGAAGATTGCGATTCCTGTCACATCTAAAATTTAAAACTTGACTTTATATTGAAACTACGTTATACTACGTTATAATTAATTTACCTAACTAAGGATGTCTCGCGTGAAAGTATTTGATACTAATAGCAAGAAAAGCCATATGGATTCTAAGCTCTTTTTGGACGAATCACCTACTATTGCAAGATACGATATGCAGAAATACCCATTTCTGGATAAGCTCACCGAAAAGCAGCTGGGTTTCTTCTGGACTCC